TACCAGCACCTGTAACTACAAGAGTACCACCAACAGAAACATTTTCACTGGCATTAATTGATCCAGTTACAGACAGTCCACTTTTAAATACACCAGTACCGGAAACAGAAAGAGTTGATTTAAGATGGGTAGCTCCTGTAATTGTGGCTGTACCCCCCACAGAAATATTACCAGCAGTATCTATATTCCCACTAACAGAAGCAGCACCTTTAATTTCAACATTACCACCAAAATTACCAGTATCGGCAACAGTTATACTACTAACAGATATATCACCGCCTACAGAGGCAGTGATTCCTGTTATATTAGAGCCATCACCATAAAATCCAGAAGCACATACTCTTTCTTGAGAAGCTATATTACCATCAACAGATGCTCTACCTGTAACATTTAACAGTCCTCTAATTTTAATAGA